GTCGAAGAATCTTTCTGCCATATAAATGCATACCTCTTACGATGTCTGCAAAAGAATCAGGGTCTCTGTAGGACTCTGTCTTTGTTATCTGTGAAGCTGTTGCTACTGATGAAGAGTGTCCAGCTACAATGACTCCAAAGTTTGAGTTTTGGTTAGCAGAACCTGATGTTCCTGGTCCTGTACCAACAGCAGGTAAGTTATTTGACATATAGATATCAAAACCATGTAATGAACCTATTGCCAAGCCGCTTCTTAATCCTCCTGACTCACCGAAATCTGCATTGAGAAGTCTTGAATCTTCATCTTTTAAGATTTCAACAAAAGTTGGATGTAAAACGAGCCATCTACCTTCTGTGTCTACAAACTGTGTGTCTAACAATCTGCCCATTCTTGCAATAACTTGCAATGGTGTAGCAGTTGCTGTTGCTTGAGCTGTAGCACCTGGCATTCTTGGAGCTAATGGAATTGAGTGGTCTCCTGCACTACCTGTAGTAATGTTTCCGAAGTCACCTTTCTTTAGCTTCATGCTTGTCAATAACTCATCTGAACCTGCAGTTGTTACAGCTTTTGTACCGTTTACAGTATCGTTAGCTGTTCCTGCTACAGTGTTTAGAGATGACTGCTTGAAACCTGATAGGTAACCAAGAACTTCTTGGTCGTGTTGGTCACGGAGTCTATATCCAGCTCTGTCTGAAGCCATTGACTCAAAGTTAACGTGACTATGAGCTTCCTCAATGTCGTCAACTTTAAAAGCAAAGTAGTTTGCTTTATCTACGACAAGAGAAAAATCCTCATCGTCTAGGTCTTGTGGTTGAATGTTAACACCACGAGCATATTCTTTTACAGTGATTTCTGGTTCTTTGATAATCTTAACAGTATCACCATAATTCGCAATCTCTCCAAAGTAATCACTATTTGTGATTGACTCTACAACAGAGGTCTTACGAAAAGCTTGCTGAACCTTTTGGGAATATATGACAGGACTAAAATTGCCATTAGGTAAATTCCCGTATCCAGCCGCAGTTTGGAAAGCCATGTTATCCTCCTTGGCTAATTATAAATACGAGTGCATACACAATCAAAAGGCTAGATGCAATTAGGTGTCCGTTTTGGGGCTAATTCAAACTAGGTAGTTTTTCTTAGTATAATTCGTGAAAATGTGTCAAGCAGGTGGTCATCAAAAAGATGGGCTGCTATTTATACATTTTATACCATACAAATTTTAAAAAGTAAAGAAAAATATTAAGCACGCCTGGTCATATCATAAATAAAATTACCAGAAGCTATTGCTTCTTTTATTTTTTCTTCATTCTTTTCAAACTCATGTGGCTTCATCTTTGCTACATCAGACTCTTTTATTTGGTTTGCTTGTCCTGATTTAGTAGCAGAAGGTGTGTTTGAGCTACCTCTAGTTACAGCTTTTGCTGCATCTTTAGAAGGGTCTGTCTTCTTTTTGGGTGTAGAGGTAATACCCATATCTACTTTATATAAGTCAATAGCTCTTGCTGCAGATTTAGAATCACTCTCATTTTCATACAGAGCTTGTTGAACCCATCTAGGTTGTAGCTCTACCCAATCGTGAAACTCTTGGTCATTCCTAATAGTTTCAAAGTCAGGATGTATTCTCATAAGTTCTGCTTCTGCCATAGCACGAGTAGATTGTGCTTCTCTTTCTGCTATTAACTTCATTCTTTCTTCTAGTGAAGAGTCTAACTCTTTTGCTTTCTTAGTAGCAATACTTTCTACAATCTTAGCAACGTCAGGATATTCCTGAGACCACTGTGCAATCTCTTCGTCTGACTTTGGTAGTTTTATTTCTTGAGATGCAGTTTGTGTTAATTGTTGTTTTAATTTAAATATCTCATCTTGATATGACTTCTCTTTTTCTTGTGAGTGTCTACGCAAGTCGCCATATCTTTTTTTAAATGTTTTTTCTTCAGGTGGTAAAGATTCTGTTTCAGCAATATCTTCTGCTTCTGCTTTTGCTTTACCTAAAGCTTCATCTCTTTCTTTTAAATTCTTTTCTAACTCTAACGCTTCTTTATCATCGTTACGTTTGTATTTTATTGGGGTTTTAACTATTTTTTGTTCTACAGCCATTTCAGCCATGTCTTTTCTCCTAGGGTTATCGTAGCCATTATTGGGGGATAAGTAGCTAGTAATTAATTCATAAATTATTTTTTATGAACTGCCAATCCTACTAAGTAAACTATAGGATGGATTATTTTACAAAAGATGTTGCCGACAATACTGTCTTTAGCTTTACCCTTTGTTAAAATATGTCTAAGGTGTTTTGTTCGTTCTTTTGCAAAGTAAGCACCTATACTAGTCAGTGTGTTATTAACTTTCATACCACGAACAAAAGGTTTGAATAACGAATGATATCCTATTTCATGTATAGGTGTCAAGTACTTTTTCTGATAAATATACCAAGTTTTCATAGCTTGTGCCCAGTCATCAAGTTGAGTTTGTCTATACATCTCTGTGCAAACTATTTTGCCACCACCTGTATCAGATGAAGCAGCATCATCAGCAAATGTTCTACTAAAGTCTTGGCTTCTGTTCCCTTTTTCGTCTTCTTCTCTTTCATCAACTGTAACTTCATCAGCAGTTTGAGTGCCTCCTGTGAACTCTACTCCCTCTGTTCCTGCTCCAGTTCTACCTGCTCCTCTGCCTCCTCCTAAATCACTTGGAGGGTCATCATCAGTTCTACTTGTGCTGAATATGCCAGTCGCACTATATTGTGAACCAGCAGGTGCAGCACCTGAGCTACTATATCCTTTGCCTTGTAAAGCTTCATTAGTTACAGTGCCAGGGGCAGATGCCTCAGCAGATAATCCTAATCCAATACCTTTCATCTGAGCCTCTCGTGCTTCTTTCCTAGACTTAGCTGCAGCTTCTTCTCTAAAAGCTTCATCTCTAGCTTTTTGCATCTCTGACGGGATATCCTGTGTTATTCCCCTTCTGCTTGTTTCAGCCCCTAATTGAGCTTCTTCTATTCTATCTCTCAAAGGTCCAGCTAAACTGGTTGGTCTACCTGCTGTATCTCTAACGCTTGGACTTACAACTGTGCCAAACATATCATATTGTGTAGGCTCTCGTCCTGCTAATTGTTCTAACACTGCATCTGTAGCTTGTTTTGATTTATCTACTGTAGGGGCATCAACTCTAGGAGTTCCAGCAGCCATAATGTCTGCTTTAGCAGCTTCTTCATCCTTTGTAGCCGCAACAGAAACTTGAGTTGGATTAGTTATTTGTGCTAATCCTCTGTTAGCTTCTTCGGCAAGTTCTTTAGCTTTACCTGCCATGCCTGTAGCAATACTATAAGGACTCATCATGCCTTTTTGTCCTTGATTTAATGAAGCAACTAAATCGACCACTTGATTAGTAGGAGATTGAAAGTTAGCCCTGCCTGTGCTTAAAGCATCTGCTACATTTGCTATACCTGTAAGATTACCTGAGAAATCATATTGAAGTGCATACTCTTGTCCTCCAATAGTTGCTCTTGCTCCACCTAAACCTGCAGCAATCTCAGGGTCTCCACCATCATCACTTTGTTGTTGTACAACTTTAGTTGGTGCAACGGGTGGACCAGGCTCAACTTCAGGAGGACGAGATGTGTCCTCTTCGCCTGGCTTGTATGTCTGCTCTTGTCTGTAGCTACCTACGTTACCAGCACCCACTACAACATTAGGATTAGTTACAGGACCTAATGTAAGAGATGCTGGACTTACAACACCAGTAGTAGTTGTAGGAGCAACAAGTCCTCTAAGACTGGGTTGTAACTTATCATCTATTCCATCCCTATTTGTATCTGTGAAACCAGAAGCTTTTACAAATCTAGCTGATGCTGCTTGAGGAAGTGTAGCTGTTCCAAACTGCCCTAATGCAGGATTGTACGCTTGTTGTTGTCTTGCTATACCTTGTGGTGTAGCAACATTAGGAGCATCTAAAATAGTCATACCTGCTTGTGCACTTTTTACATCATCATCAACGTAATCTACTTGACCTGCGGCTTCCATCTCTCCTAAACCTTGTAATGCTTCTCTTCTTAAATTTTCATACATACCAAGTCCATGATACCTAACGACGTTAGCTGGTACAACTAACTCTCCTTCGCTAAGCAAAACGTGTTGGTCATCTTTAACTTCATCTGATGTTGCACCTGGAGGTGGGTCTGCAGGAGTTCCCTTAGATGCTTCTTCATACTTTGGTTGTGGTGGACCACTTACATCAATTACGACTGCTAGACCTTTTCCATTTTTTTTAGACTTTGTGCCTCCAGCTTTCATAGCTGTAGGCTTTTCATCCATAGGCATAGCTGGAGGAGTTGCTAATGCAGTTGTCATAGGGGTAGGCATCTCAGTATCTATAATACTCATAGGAGTAGCAATACCCTTTTCTTTATCTTGTTTTAATCTTTGCGAGACTAATTTTAAAGCTTCGTCTCTAGGGTCAGTAACTTTTGGAGCTGCGGCTCTACCCAGCTTTTTTGTTTGAACTTGTTTATTACCTACTGGTGGACTAGTCTTTTGTGTCATTGGTGATACACCTAATCCTGCTGGTTCTGTCTTCATGAGTGCTCCTCCTATCTTCATGCGTCTAGCTATACCTATTTGTTTACTTATTTGTTTTGATTTAGCAGTGGCTTTATCTGCTGTTTCTTTGCCTGGTGGTCCCTTTATTAAAATGTAATCTTTTTTCTTAAGAGATTCTTTTATGTCTGATTTACGTAGCTCGCCATCCTTGCCCATACGCAAAGTTGGAAATAACACCTCTCCTCCTAAATCATCTACATACTCGCTTCTAGTTTGAACAGTAGCTCCTCCTTTGCTGGGAGTGTTTCTGTTCATGGCTCTTGAAAGCCACGCAGGTCTGTTATCAATTTCCATTTTTTGACTTTGCTAAAACTTCATCACGAAGAGTTTTCAGTCTTCGTATCTCTTG